TTCTGCAGGGGCGCCAGGGCCGCGCGCTGGCGGGCGTGGGGCTCGGCCTCACGCGCCTCCTGCTGGGCCGCCAGGCGGTCCAGGACGGCCTGTGCGCGCTTGCCACAGCGGATGCAGGTCACGGCCGTCGGGTCGTCCGTGGTCTTGCCCTTCCGCCCGCACAGCGGCTTCCCGTCGGCGGGGTTCCACAGGTGGATGAAGGTCTTCTCGTCCTTGCTCTTGCGGCGGTTGCCCATCACCAGACTCCTGACCAGTCCTGTACGTAATCGGTCGAGGCGGATTGCCCGACCAGCGGCGCGTCGAAGAACTGACCGCCGAAGAACTCCAGCTCCTTGGTCGCCTGCACCGCGTAGCGGTAGGCGTCCATCATGTGGCTGTACTTGTCGTGCAGCGGCTTGTCGGTCCACTGCTGCAGCTTGTTGTTGAACTCGTACTTGTAGTTCTCGAAGCACTCGAGCATCCACTGGCAGTTGGTCTTGTGGACGACCAGGTTGTACATGTTGAGCCTGGCCTGCTGGATGTCGGTGATGATGTCGAAGTCGCCCTGCCGCCCGCCGGGCAGCTTGTAGACCTTGTTGGACTTGGCGAGCACCGCGGTGTTGGGGAACTTCTGCCGGACCATGTCGGCCGGCGTGGTGTTCACCGCCTTCTCGTGGTGCTCGGCGTCCCAGGGGAGGATCACCCAGGCGATCTGGTTGAAGTAGTGCTTCTCCCGCAGCACGTCGATGTACTCCGGGACCGCCTTGCCGTGGCCCTCGCCGCAGTCGTAGATGAACATGCGCCCGTTGATCCACTGGAACACGCACCACGCCGTGGCGTCGCTGTGCATGCCGGAGGCGCCGATGTCGAACTGCACGTAGACCGGGTGGCCGGGGTTGAGGTTGAAGTCGTGGATGCGCTGGTCACGCTCCATCACCATGTACGCCTCGCCGTAGACCGCGGCCGCGTCCATCTCCTCGAAGGAGACGTAGTACTCCTGCTCGAACATCCGGTCGTTGCCGAAGCGCTTGCGGTACGCCTCGCGGGTGAGCTCGAGCTGCTCGGCGGTGCGGACCGGCGGCAGCCCGTGGCGGCCCATGATCTCGTTCAGGTCGTCGATCGTGCGGATGATGACCTGTGCCTGGGGGTTGTCCTGCAGCGACTGCATCAGCTGCCACAGCGGGTTCTTCCGCTTGCCTCGCGGGGTGCTCACCACCATCAGGCGCTTCTGCTCGTGCTCGTTGTCGAGGATGGGGATGAGCCGCGGGATCGGGTCCTCGCGGTGGAAGAGCGCAAGCTCGGTGATGGTGTAGTCCTGGAACGAGGTGCCCACGCCGGAGGTGTCGGTGCCGGACTGGAAGTAGCCCTGCAGCTTGAGCCGGCTCTCGTTGCGGAAGCGGCCCTCCATGACCGTGTTCTTCCAGTCGACGAGCTCCTTCGGGACGTTGTCCTGCAGGCCCTTGATGTACTGCTGGGTGACCGGGTCGATGTAGGTCTTGTCCCACAGGATGTCCCGGATCATCGGGTTGTTCAGGCTGATGTAGACGCCAGTGGTCTTGGCGGTCCGCAGCCGTGCGTCGCACTGCTCCATCGAGGCGGCGACGTCCTTGCCGGACTGACGCGGCAGGACCGCCAGGCCGTAGCGCTTCGTGCGCCACATGGTGTGCAGCTCGGCCTGGTAGGGCCGTGGCCGGTAGTGAACGGGGAACCGGGCCACGGCCCTACTCCTTTCGGGTCAGCGCGCTCGCACGACAGGGATGATGAGCACGATCAGGATGAGCAGGAGGAGGAGGTTGGTGATCTCCCGAGAGGCGAGGTCCATCAGTCCTCCTCGCCCTCCGGCGCGGTGAGCTCCTCGAGCTCGTCCTCGGTGAGGTCGTCGGGGTCGACGTCCTCGTCCTCGTCGTCCTCACCCGCCTCGACGGCCTGCGACTCCGCACCCGTGGGCACGCCGACGTTGGCCAGGTCGACGGGCTCGCCGTCCTGGTTCTCGTTGGGCACGTCGATGTGCGGGGTCTGCCCGTCCTCGTCGGTCTCGACGCCGGCCGCGGTGGCGTACTGGCTGCTGACCGACTTCATGTTGTCGGTGAAGCTGTTGTCGCTGGTCACGGTGATCTCCTCAGATGGTGAAGTTCGGCAGCCCGAGGGTGCCGAAGAGGGTCGAGTAGTCCTCGGCCTCGGTAGAAGATCCTGCCTTGCTGGTGATCCCAGCCTGCGGAGGCTCGACGACAGGGGTCGCGGCGGCAGGGGCTGCAGCACCGGTGCCGACGGGGGAGGCGGCAGCCGGTGCTGCAGGCTTGGAGGCCCGCTCAGCGGTGAGCTGGGTGCGGAGCTGGTCGATGATCGGCTGCACCGGGATCGAGTAGCCGTTGAGCTTCCCGTCCTCGCTCCGCAGCTCGTAGGGCTTGGCCAGCGTAGCGAACCGCTCGGCCAGGTCCTTGTCGAAGCCCTTGGTGTACGGCACCAGGTCGGCGTTGTTCTGGAACAGCTGCACGCTGGCGTGCACCGTGTCCAGGAAGGCCGAGTTCTGGTCCATCGCCAGCGACGCCTTGTGTCGCACGTCGTCGGCGAGCAGGCCCTTCACGGCCTCCTGCCACTCGCGCGCGTCGTTGGAGTCGCGGATGGTCTCGAAGCCGTCCTTGCCGTCCAGGCGCGGGACCTGCTTGCCGACGAGCAGCCGCGGGTGCTGCTCGATCGCCTCGAAGTACTGCTTGTGCTCCTCGCGCGCGGCGGACATCGCCTCGTTGATGTAGCCCTCCGAGAGCTTCTCCTCGAGCTTGGTGCTCAGCTCTCCGAGCTGTGGCGCGACAGCGGAGTGCTCGAGGGTCCAGCCAGCTGGGACCACAGCTGCTCCTCCGCCGGCGGCATCGGCTCCTCCTGCAGCGCCTCCGGCCGATGCATCTGCGGCAGCACCAGCCGCTCCGTCGCCGCCTGCACCGGATCCAGCTCCGCCGTCAGCGCCTGCAACGGGGGCTCCGGCGGTGGGGGCTGCTGCACCGGTGTCGACAGGTCCGCCAGCAACTCCTGGACTCGGAGCAGCTGCGCCTCCTGCGTCAGGTGCTGCAGCTGCAGCGCCACCTGCAGCCTGGCCTCCCGCTGCGCCAGCAGCGCCAGCTGCGCCTGCGTCCGCTCCAGCTGCCTGGCCAGCCGTCTCGTCGCCCGGCTCTGGCGCCAGCGTGTCCATGAGCTGAGCGAAGCCAGCCATGTCACCGAAGGCACCCAGCGGCGGGAGCTCCTGCTGCTGCTCACTCACCGGCCTCCTCCTTGATCCAGGCCTCCTGGAAGTCACGGAGGGCTTCGGCCAGGTCCGCCTGGTCGGCCTCGGTGAACTCGAAGGAGATGGCGCCGAGGTGACCGGTGAGGCCGATCTCGCCGAAGAAGAAGGAGCTGATCTCCCCGAGCGCGGCGATGTGGGCCGCGGCGTCCGGCGCGGTGCAGTCCCAGCCGAGCTCGTAGGCGAGCAGCGACTTCTGCCAGTTGGTCAGCAGGTTGAGGTAGTGGACGCCGTTGTGCTCGAGGTCGTCGTCGACGGTGTGCTGGTTGAGGCACTCGTCGTCGGAGGCGATCTCGAAGTCGAGCACCTCGACCAGGTGGGCCATGAGCTCGAAGTACTTCTGCACGAACGCCGGCATCAGGCCGTACGTCATGCCCTCGTACTTCCCGCAGATCGCGGTGGCCCAGGGGATGGTGATGCGCGCGCCGTGGTCGCGGTTCTTCTTGGAGAGGATCTCCTGCCAGATCCGCAGCACCGGGTTGTACTTCGCCTCGCTCGCGTCGCCCAGCAGCGTGGCGAGATCCTTCTCGTCCTGCTCGGTGAACTCCGCGGAGGGGGTCTGGTCGGTCACAGCTCGATCCTTCCCTGCAGGGCCAGCTGACGGGCCTCTGCTTCGATGGTGCGGACTGTGCTGACGATGTCGTAGCACAGGACGTTGGAGACGTACTTCCGCTTGATGGACGCCGGCACCAGCTCGGGGCCGCCGTAGAACTCCTGGACCTCGAAGAAGTCGAAGCCGTTGTTGCCCGAGTAGGTGTAGACCTTGAACGGGAACCGCGGGTCTCGGTAGATCCCGACCTGGTAGGACGGCAGGGTGATCTTCACCTCGGCGGTGCGGGTGCCCTTGCCGGCCACCTCGAAGGACTCGACGGTCCCGTCCTCGAGCTGCACGGTCTTCGTCTCGGTGCCGGTGTTGACGTACTGCAGCACCCGGCGGCCGCGGGGCCTGGGCGTGGCGGGCTTGAGGACTTCCTCCTGCAGCCACACCCGGCCCTGCTCGTCGACGCGGATCGGCTCCTCGAGATCCTTGGAGTTCTGGTGCTCGCCCGCGAAGGCGTTGGGGTCGCGCTCGGCGACCGGCACCTGCCGAGCGCCGACGTCGGCGGCGGCCCGCTCCTGGGCGACGACGGTGTCGTGCGTGGCCGCGCTGCCCTGGAGCCCGAAGAAAGCCGCGGCCTCCGGGTCGATGTCCTCGCCTGCGACCGGCAGGTCGGGCTGAGGCTCGGTGCTGAGGTCCGGAGCCGCCGGGGCGGTCGGAGGCTCGACGTGCTCGAGACGGATGACTCCGGCGGAGACCAGCTCGTCGTACTTCTTCTGCAGGTCGTCGGTCTTGTACTCGCGGTAGTGCTTGGTGAAGTCGACTCCTGCCGCCTTCAGCGCCTGGAACAGGCGGGACTTCTCGCCCTGGCTCATGGTTCTCCTGTAGGTGGGCTTGGGGGCCGATGCACCGGAACTGTAGCGGCGAAGCACCGGCGGCCTGCGTGCGACACGCGGGATGTAGACACCCCCGTAGACACCCCAGGGGTGTCTACATGTTCTCGCAGGTCAGATGCCCTATAGGGCTGCTGTAGACACGTAGACACCTGGAAAGTCCGAAAGTCCCCTGGCGCCTGACCTAACTTTTCAGGGTGTTTGGGTGTCTACAGTGTCTACACCTCGGAATCTCCACCCGACCACGGGCATCTGCCGAAGATTCCACACCCACCGTGCCGTGGCTACAACAGAATCTGTTGTTTCGGCGGCCTCGATGTAGACACCCTGTAGGTGTCTACAAGGTGTCTACACCGCCCGAGGTGTCTACATCTGGCGCAGCTTGTAGCGCAGCACCCGCGCTTCGTGATCGGTCCACAGCTTGCCGCCCCGGTGCCGCGGCTTCACCATGCGGTGCGAGCCGACGATGACCCGGGCCTTCCGCCCGTCGACGACGAAGAGGTACTCCACGCCGTGCTCGCCGATGACGCGCGCGCCGTGCTTGTCGAAGATCGCCATGAGGTCGTCGTACGCCGCGGAGCCGCGGTGGATGTTCGCGTCGATGTGGCCGATCAGCGGCCAGCCGCCGCGCAGCGACCGCTCGAGCGCCCGGTCCAGCGCCGGCAGGTCCTGGGTGTAGAGGATGTCCTGGCGGATCGGGCCGTCACCCTCCTCGTCGGCGCCGACGACGCAGTGGCCGTTGAGCTTCCACACCCGCAGCCCGGTGTCGAGGTGCTCGAGGAAGGCGCGGCGCATGTAGCGGTCCTCGCTGATCTTCCGGATCCCACCGTGCATCAGCCAGGCCCCGTCCCGCACCCGCTTGAAGATGTCGCGCCGCCAGAAGCAGGGCTGCCCGCCGGCCACCGGGGCGAGGACCCCCGCGGTCCAGGTGGGTGAGGAGGCCCACTGCGCGCGCATCATCGAGGCCGCGCGCCGCCAATAGCTGCGGAGCCGGAACTCCTGCACCACCATCGAGTCGGCGGCCCGGGACAGCCGCTCCATGTCCTTCTCCAGGTGCGCCAGCGGCATCGGCGGGTTCGCCCGCTCGTTGGTGCCGACGAAGATCAGCCACTCGGTCTCGATCATCAGGGCCTCGCTGTGTCCAGGTAGGGCTGCGGGATGCCGTTGTCGGTGAGCTGCGTGGCGGCGCCGGCCTCGGCCCGGCCGTACTCGAAGGTCTCCACCGAGCCGAAGTCGTAACCGACGTTCACGCTGACCGGCGTGTAGCGGTACTGGACCAGGGAGATCTGGCCGACGCCCTGGACGTCCGGCAGCGAGGAGGCGTAGAAGAACCACTCCTTCAGCTCGCGCGCGATCCGGAGGTAGTCCTCGGCGTCGAAGGGCATGCCGGTGCCGAGGGCGTGCACGTCCTGCCGGTAGACCTTGTTCACGTCGACGACCTGGCCGTTGTAGTCCTTGCCGCGAACCCCGAAGCGCAGAGCGCCGGTGAAGTTGCCGACCGTGAGCGAGACCTGCCGCAGGTGCGCCCAGGCGTCGTGGGCCCGGTTGGCGCCCTGGGTGTTGGTCTCGAGCAGCCAGGCGATCTCCTGGGTGCCGATCCGCCAGCCGAGCTCACCGGCCGGCGGCAGCACGACGTCGTCCTCGAGCTTGGTCTCGTCGAAGACGAACAGCCCGTCGGGCCGGACCAGGCACAGCAGCACCCGGTCGTCGAGCTCGATCTTGCGCAGGCTCACACCTTGGGTGGTCCACCGTGACCAGGAGCCGCCGTCAGCCGCCAGGTCCAGGACCCACACCTCGTTGCCGTTGCAGGCGTCCTCGAGCTCGGCACCGTCAGGGTTCTGCACCAGGTAGTAGAGCCGCTGGTCGAAGTAGCAGGACACGATCTTGTCCTTGTTCGCCAGCCGCTGCCACTGGGGCGCGATCTGGTCGGTCATCGACTTGTGGTTGATGTTGTAGTTCGAGGCCGTCGACTTCATCAGCTGGTCGTCCAGCGGGTGGTAGAGCGCGTTGTTGGCCACCTCGCAGCCGTACGGCGAGACCGTCCCCGGCGTCGCGGTCGTCTCCTCGAAGCCCATGATCTGGGTGTTGTCGGACTGCGAGGTGACGCTGGCCGGCGCCATGTAGTAGGCGGTGGAGTGGCTGTCGGTCCCCATGCACAGGATGGTCAGGGTGTCGACCGACTGCGGGTTCTGCCACAGCTTCGCGCACGCCGGGACCTGCATGTTGCCCGACGTCAGGGTCTTGTAGCCGCCGCCGCGGTGCGGAGCGAAGTTCAGGTAGTTGCCCTGCTCGTTGGTGGTCCAGCGCACCACGGCCGGCGCGCTCTTGTCGTTGACGATGACCAGCCGGTCCGCGGCCACGATGCCCTGGCTGCCCCGCGGCGGCTCGGAGGAGTTGTAGCGGTTGTCCGTGGTCGGGATCGGCATGGTCGCGTTGAGGCCCTGGTGGCTGGGGTTCATCACGAACCAGCCCTGGGCGGCGATCGTCGAGGCCGGGGTCAGGTCCCGGGAGCCGATGAGCTGCATCTCCACCGGGGCCGGGGCCTGCACCGACCAGCACGCCACGTAGAAGTTCAGCTTCTTCGCACCGGCGTCACGGGCCTGGGTGAACTGCGCAGCGGCCACGTTCGGCACGATGAGCGCCAGCTGGTCCGAGGCCGCGGCACCCACCGTGGTGGCAACCCCGGACGGGGACAGCGCGCTGTAGCCGAAGGACGGGACGTCCGGGGTCTCCCACAGCCAGGAGCCGACGGGCCGGGCGATGCGGCGAATGCCGATCTCCGAGGGCGCGGACTCGCCGAGCTCGTTGGAGTAGGTGTAGAAGACCGCCAGGTTGTAGACGTTGTCGGCCATGTTGCTGCTGATGAGGTGGTTGGTGTCCTCGTAGTTCGTGGCGAACGACGGGTAGCCGGTCTTGTCCGAGACGTACCAGTCGTAGCGCACCAGCCCGATCAGCGGTGAGCTGGTGTTGGCGGGGTCGCCGGTCGCCCACAGCGGGTCGGCCAGCTTCTCCACGAACTGGACCTTCTTGTCGGCGCCGACGTAGAAGACGATCGCGGGCTCGCCGTTGTTGCTCAGCGCCAGGATCTTGTTGTCGATCTGCAGGTACTTCACGTACGTCGTGGCGTTGGTGAAGACCGGGCCGTCGACACCCCAGTCGCCGATGAGGTCGAAGCCGGCGGCCGTCAGGGTCTGGAAGGTGTACACGCCGCCGACGTAGGTGAGCACCCGGAACCGGACCAGGCCGGTGTCGCGGATCGCCACCAGGTACGCCTTCTCGCCCGAGTCCAGGTAGAAGGGCTCGAACGTCCCGACCAGCTCCGGCGACGTCGCGGGCGTGATGGCCTTCAGCCCCGGCCGCACGGCCGCCGCCCCGTTGCGGGTGATGAGGATGTTCTCCATCAGCCGCAGCGAGGTGGGCTCGGAGACGCCCGGCGGGTAGGCCGTCGACCAGCCCTTGAACTCGCGCAGGTAGGCGCGGCTCAGCGGCCGGTCGATGGGTGCCGGCAGAGCGGCCTTGCCCGCCATCAGAACCGCCGCTCGTCAGCGTGCGGGTGGCCGTGGATGCTGACGTGGGAGTGGATGCCCGCCTGGATCGGCACGAAGAACTCGTTCATGTACGGGCTGTCGGTGTTGCGGTCGTCGCGCTCGATCACCTGGTACATGAGGTCCTTGTACTGGGCCTCGAGTGTCTGCACCCGCGGCTGCATCACCGGGTCGGACTGTGCGTAGAGGAACGCCGCCCGCAGGGTGATGACGTCGGGGTAGGCGAAGTCGATCTCCTGGTTCAGCACCGCGTCCGGCACCTCGACAAGCGGCAGCTCGGGGTCGGTCGGCTGCTCCGGGAGGCGGAACATCTTCGGCTCCCGCATCCCCGCGATGTACACCTCGAGGTCGGCCTCGCTCTCCCACAGCGGCCGGGAGAAGAAGAGCTCGTTGCGCACCACCGAGCACCACAGGCCGGCGCGGTAGGCGTACTTGCTGAGCGCGTCACGCGGCAGGTAGTAGGCCCAGCGCACCGTGTGCTCGTGGCCGTCGTCCTCCCAGGACACCAGCCGTGCCGCGTCGTCGCCGACCATCCGCGGCCGCACGCTCGAGGACATGATGAAGCTCGTGTCGCCTGCCGAGGTGGTGCCGACGTTGTGCTCGCCGGAATAGTAGGACCACTCCTTCTCGAGCGCGTTGAGCCGCAGCGCCTTGTTCAGCGCGCGGGTGACCGACCGGAAGCGGTCCATCTCCGGCAGGTACTGCAGGTCCATGCCGGTGAGCTGGCCCAGCACCTCGACGACAGCCTCTTCCAGGGTCATCCTGATCTCGGGGTTGCTCACGTCACCACTTCCTCAGCGTTGCGCCCTCGGGCTTCGCCATCGCCACGGTCGTCCGGGCGTTGGCCAGGGAGCTGGTGCTCAGCTGCTCCTCGGTGAACTGCGGCGCCTGCCAGTCCTCGAGCTCCTGGGTGAGGCCGGGGTTCTTCCAGGAGCGGCCCTGCAGCTTGGCCGCGGCCATGAACGCCCGGTCCGACTGGGCGCTCGAGCGCGCCTCGTCGCCCTTCAGGCCCTTGCCGAAGTTCCGCCGGCGGCCCTTGCCGCCCTTGCCGCCCGACGTCGCGGACGCGGTGGCGCTGAGGTTCGAGTCGAAGCGCAGCCCGCCGCGGGGCTCGTCGTACTCCACCTCGTCACCGCGGACGGCACCCAGCCCGATGCCGCCGGGGACCGACGTGCCCGCCTTCACCCGGCCGAGCGCGCCGCCGCGCTCCTCGACGGGCTCGCCGTGCCAGGTCCGGAGCGGACCACCCGTCGCCTTGCCGCCCTTGCTGCCCGACGTCGAGGAGCTGGACGACTTCGAGGTGCTCTTGCTCTTGCCGCCCGGTGCGCCCGCATTGCGCCCGGCCTCCAGCGCCAGGCCGTAGTACTCCGCCTGCTGGCCGAGCGCGTTGCCGAGCTGGGTCTGGGTCTCCGAGGACTGGTTGTAGAACGTGGTCCAGAGCTGCTCCTTGTCGGCGTTCGCCTCGGTCACCATGTTCACCCGCGCGTTGTGGGTGTCCAGGGCGAGGTCGAGACGGCTCGCGTTGATGGAGCGCTGGCTGTCGTGGAAGGCGCGGTTGATCTCGTTCTGGTTGGCGGCACCACTGCGCAGGCTCATCGTCTGCGCCTTGAGGGAGTCGGACTCACCGGCGCCCTGCGCCATCGCCTCGGAGATCGCAGACGCCCGCTCGCGGATCCGGTTGGCGTCGTTGACCAGGGTGGAGTCCCCGGCCGCGATCTCGTTGTTCCGGGCGTCGGCGTCCAGCGACGCGGACCGGGCCGCCTCCGCCTTGCCGAGGTCGGTCATCTGCTCGGCGAGCACCCGCTCGACGTTGCCGAGCCGCTTCTTCAGCGCGTCCTTGAAGTCGCCCTTCGGTCCGAGCGCGTGCCGCAGCGCTCGGATCTGGCCGGCCATCTGCTCGGCATCACCGATGTAGCGGTCTCGCAGGGACAGGTCCCGCGCGCGCTGCTGGGCGGCGTAGTCGTAGGAGGAGCTGCTGCTCGAGCTCGAGGAGCTGGACGACGAGCCGGCGCCGGAGGTCTTGACGCCAGCCCCCGATCCGCGAGAGCCTGCCGAGGTCGACGTCCCACCTGGACGTACGCCGGACGAGGTCGACGTCGACGTTGCCGGTGGCAGGACGAGGATGGGCTGCTGGGACCGGCCGCCCTTCTTCGTTCCCTTGCCGCCGCTACCGCCACTACCGCCTGCTACGGGCATCGCCGCGCTCCTTCCTCAGCTCAGCAGCGATCGACTGGCGGAACTCCACCGGGTCGAAGTACGTCTGCTCGGGGTTCGTGCCCAGCGGCTGCCGGTAGTTCTTGGCGTCGCGGGAGTTGATGTCGACGAAGTTCAGGAACGACTGGAACTCGGCGTCGGTCAGGTTCTGCCGTGCGTCGGCGATGATCTGCTCGGGGGTGAACTCGGTGTTGGAGTTCGTGAGCAGGTCGAAGCCGGAGCGGATGAACGCGTTGACGTCCACACCCGGCACGACCTCGCGTCCGGGCTTGTCGGAGAAGCCGGGCATGTCCTTGTAGTCGAGCAGCTCCTGCTTCGCGGCCAGCAGGTTCTCGCCCTGGACCGGCTCCTTGCGGGCGCCGGCGAAGGCCTTCACCAGCGACGCCTGCACCTGGTCGCGGATGCTGGCCGAGGTGTTCAGGCTCGCGTCCGGACCCTCACCCTCCCGCCGGGGTGCCAGATCTGCGATGTCCTGGCGGGTGAACAGCGCGCGACCCTTGAAGATGTCGTCCAGGTCGGTGGCCGGAGCGCCTTCCCAGCCGATGTCGGAGAGCAGCTGCACGGTGTTCGGCGCGTACCGAGACGTGGTGCCTTCACCGGTGAACATCCTCTCGACTGCGGCCTGGTACTCCTTGCCAGCCTCGGTGTCGGCCTCCTTGTTGATGGGCCTGTGGCTCACGCCGAGGTCTGCCTTGATCGCGGCGGTCAGCATCGAGTTGAGCTCGACGGCCGCCTTCTGCCGCGGGCTCAACGCCGCGAAGTCGGCCGACGACATGGCCTTGACCTTGTCGGCCCGACCGCCCTCGCGCATGCCCTGGCGGGTGGCGCGGACGCCGGACTTGAACGCGCGCTCGGCCTCCGACATCTCGGCGCGGTCCTCGTCCGAGGTCTGCACCTGCTTGCCGGTGGTCCGCTCCTGCTGAGCCCGGTAGCCGAGTGCCATGTCCAGGGCCTGGCCCCGCAGCCCGGTCTGCTGGGCGACCTCCTGCCGGACCACCTCGGCCCGGGTCGGCATGTCGAAGCCGTAGTCCTCGACGCCCGGCACAGTGGTGAGCGCGCCGGTCTTCATCCCGAGCTCGTCGACGATCGCCTTGCTCACCAGCGCCTGGCGGTTCGGAGCGAAGGTGTTGGTCATCGGCGGGTTGACGTGGCCGGAGGAGACGATCGGGCTGGTGGGCGGCCGCAGCGGGTTGGGCTGCGGCGCGATCGGGCTGCTGCTGGTGTGGCTCGGCTCAGCCTCTCGAGGGCGTGGCGCAGCAGCGGCCGCGATGATGTCGCGGTCGACGTTGCTGGGCGCGGTGCGTGCGCCGTCGTTGCGGGCGAGAGGCATGGGTTCTCCTACGGGGTATCGGGCTGGGTGGCGATGCCTCGCTGTGCTCGAGGATCGGCCTTGTCGACGGCGACACCGGCACCGAGGGAGGGATCGCGGAGGTCGTAGTCGACGTACGCCGGAGGCTTGTTCACGCCGAGCAGCCAGCCGAAGCCGTCCCACACGTTCTCGGTGAGCCAGTTCACGGCGAGGTTGTAGCCCGCGACGCAGGCGGCGAACAGCAGGCCGACGAGCAGGGTCTGGAGCTCGGGGTCGAGCTGGACCTCGAGGCCCCAGCCGGTGAGCAGGTTGACCACGAAGGTGAGGGCGAACGCCCCGCCGGCTGCACAGCCGGTGCGGATCGCGGCGATGATCTTGTCGTGGAGCATGGTCAGCCCTTCTGGATGAGTGCCTGGATGGTGGCGGTGATCTCCGCGCGACGAGCACGGAGCTTGCGGATGCGGACCTGCCTCTTGTGCCAGCGCACCCCGCGCTTCCAGCCGCGGCCCGGGACCAGCGCCTTGATGAGCAACGGGATATCGGGGAGGTTGGAGATGAGCCCGTTCTTCCCGAGAAGGCCCTGACGGATCTGGCGCTTGCCCTGTTCGTGCAGGTGCTCACAGCCCATCAGCACGCCGTGCGTGTGCTCGTTGCCCTCCCACGCGCCGCCGACGCGTGGCCACGCCATCGCACCCATCTTGCGCGCCACCCACGAGACCTGCGGGTCGGTCTGCCAGATGTCGAAGGCGCCGCCGGTGCTGTGCACCAGGGCGCTCTTCGAGGCCATGCCGATCAGCTGGGCGATGTCGATGTTCTGCTTGATGAGCCCGCGCGCCAGCAGCTCCTGCTCGAAGTACGGCAGCCAGCCGTTGAGGCAGAGGCAGGAGGGGAAACCTCGGAAGGTGACGGTCATGTCGCGGATCCTATGGACGGAAACGGCCGAGACTGAGGAGGCTTGCCGGTCACAGGTCTGCTCCCTCGAAGAAGTCGACGCAGTCCTGGGCGTCCCAGTAGGCCGGGTCGAAGTGGCCGATGCCGGTGTGGACGAGCTCGGAGAACAGGTCGGCACCCTCCGGCGTGCTCATGTACTTCGCCTTCATCAGGTCGTGATGGTCGGCCTTGGCGACGTTCGTGTCGCCGGTGGAGGTGACCAGCCGGACCCGGGTGTTGCGGGCGATGAGGTCGGCAGCCGGCCAGGTGTGAGGCTCGTCGAGGTTGGCGCGGATCGGCCACCGGGTCTGGATCGCGGAGTACATCGGGATGTCGTAGTACATGTCCAGCTGGGCGATGCCCGCGATGATGTAGGCCGCGCGGATCGAGGGGAAGCTGGCGCGGCCGCGGATCGCCCGCCAGGCCGAGACACCACCCATCGAGTAGCCGAGGTAGTAGAGCCGGACGTCGACGCCGAATTCGGTGGCGATCGTGTTGAGTGCCTCGAGCTGCTTGGTCAGGTGGTCGTCGGCGCCCCAGCCCTCGTGCAGCGCCTTGGTGTGCAGCACCGTGTAGCCGAGATCGGCGAGGTCGCGCCAGAAGGTGCGGAACGCGTCGTAGGGATGGCCGGTCCTGCCGTTGCCATGGGCGAAGTCCATGCCGCCGTAGACGCCCGAGCCGCCCGCGGTGATGATGACCCGCAGCGGAGCCGCCTTCCCCTTCGACCACAGGTAGTACAGGTCGGTGGCGTCGGTGCCTGCACCCATCCGGGCCGACATCTGGATCGGCGCGTTGTCCACCGGGTCTCCGCCGTTGACGGTGCCGTTGCTCGTGGCTCCGAGTGCGGAGTTGATGTAGTAGACGTTCTTGATCGTGCCGAGCGTGGAGTTCGTACGGGCGTAGATGTGGGTGATCGGCACTCGCGCGCCGGCGCCTACGGAGTCGAGCCGGGCACCGGTGATGCCGGGGTACCACGGCACGGCGGGGAGGTTGGCCTCGTTGACCGGCTCCACGGCGGCGAAGCACCGGGCCTTGCCGGTGTTGGTGTCCGAGGTGTCCTTCGACGTGATGTTGTCGTAGGTCACCGACACCCGGTACCAGGCTCCGTCGACGCACTTCGCCTCGGCCAGGATGATCTCGGTGCCGCCGGAGGTGAAGTTCGCCGACGCGAGGAAGAAGCCGGTGCCCGCGACGTGGCCGATGTAGATGTCCGGGCTCGAGGTGAGAGCGCCGGTGGCGAACCCGACACGGCTGTAGCGTGTGGCGGTCTTGTCCACCTTGATGAGCGCGGAGACCCGGAACGTCCGGTCGTTGCTGGCGGCCAGCGCCTTGGTCCGCATCGCCTGCGTCCCGGCCGCGGTCGAGGCGTACGCGCCGTCCACGATCTGCGAGGTGCCGGTGGTCAGCGTCGTGCCGGTCGGGTCGCCGTCGACCAGCATCGTCAGGGTGGTGAGGTTGGCCATGTCGTCGAGCGGGTCGATCTTCGGCTCGTCGACGAACAGGTCGTTCCACACCACGTCGACGCCGAGGTAGCACTTCCGCACCCGGGTGCTGCCCAGGTACAGCGCGCCGGGGGTGAGGCTGCCGAGCCTCAGCTTCTTGGTCGCCACCTCAACCCACGATCACGTAGAAGGTGGTCGCCACCTTGGGGTCGAGCGCGTCGTACGCCGCCTGGGTGATGACGTCGATGGCGGTGATGTCGCCCTTGGCGATGTAGGCCGCGTCGTGGTTGTGGGCTGCTGCAGCTGCGCCGACGTCGGCGGCCGAGAGGCTGACGGCACCTGTCTCGCCGTTGACCTCGGTCACGCCGCCCGCGGGCATCGGCTGCCACTCCCACTCGGAAACGGCTTCGCCACCGGAGCTGACGATCGTCCAGCCGTCGGCACCAGGAGGGTTGAGCTCGAGCGGTCCCCAGGCCCAGTCGTCACCGGGGATCGCTCGCGGGATGTAGCCGGACGGCACACCCGTGGCGTCCAGGCCGCTGGCTGCCGCGGATGCGGCGGCTGCAGCAGCCGAGGCGGCAGCCTCGTCAGCGGAGGTCTCGGCGTTGGATGCGGCGGAGACCGCGTTGACGGCGTAGCCGGACGCTTGTGCCCGGTACGTCTCGGCCGCGTCTGCGGAGGCGTCGGCTGCAACCGCCGAGGCGGCCGCGGCGGCGGCACTCGTGGCGGCCGCGGCAGCGCTCCCAGCTGCAGCGGTGGCGTAGCCTCCGGCGGCCGAAGCGTCGGACGCGGCCTGGTCGGCGAACGCCTCGAGCAGCTTGTCGGGCAGGTGGTTGGTCTTCACCACGATGCGGTTCTGGCTCAGCATCTTCACGCCGAGCTCGAAGGGCGCCCCACCGTCGGTGAAGTTGGCGAGCGGGATGTCGTTGGCGTTGCCGACGATCTCGATGGTGCCCTTCACCACGATCGTGCCGTAGCCGCCGGCAGCCTGCAGGGTGAACGCGAAGGGGTACTCTCCGGGCTCGAGGTCGAGGTCGTCGCCCTGCAGGGAGAAGAACGCGCGGCCGAGGGTGTGCGGCACCTCCTTCACGGCGGGACGGGCGACGACGATGTCTGCTCCGCCCAGGTGGTCGGGCTGGTCCATGTCGAAGTAGATCGACGAGCCGGACAGGTCGATGGGTGAGTCGTCGCTCTTGGTGAACTCGAGGTTCAGCGCGAAGGGGTAGCCGCGCTCGAGGCGGAAGTGGGTGGCCTGGCGGGGGCTAGTTGACAGCACGGGGCTTCTCCTCTCGCTCGAGCAGCGCGAGGATGCGGGGCTTGAGCGTGTCGGACTCGGTGATGTGTGCGTCGAGTCGGGAGGCCACCAGCTGCAGGAGCTCGGTGTTCTCGGCCCGCTCGGTCTCGGCGTCCATGAACCAGCCGGTCAGCCGGTCGATGGCGTCACCGATGTTCTTGGATCCGTGGTTGGTGATGATCGAGGACGACACGTGGTCGACCTGCGCCTTCGTTGCGGTTTGCTCGACGCGAATCTCGCGGAGCGTGGCGAGGATCTCCTTGCCGAACTTCCACGCCAGGGCGAAGAGTCCGATGATGACGAGCGCCAGTAGCCCCAGCGGGGTGTCGACTGCTCCGATGATGTCCGCGATGGCGTCCACAGCATGGTGTCCTTTCAGACGGCGAAGGGCCCGAGACAGGTGTGAACCTGCTCGGGCCCTTCAAGCAGGGTGTGCTGCGACTACGCGGGCGGCTCGCCCTCGGGGGGCGGACCGGCGGGGCCACCCTCCGCAGGGGCTTCGCCCTCCGCGCCGGCGTCGGACATCGCGCCCTGCAGCGCCTCGATGGCGGTACCGGCGAGATCCTGGATCTGCTGCAGGAGCTCGATGAGCTGGTCCATGTGGCTTCCTTCCTGAGTGCTGGTGGCTGAGCTCGGGGCGGGCGGCGACCTGGAGACCGCCCGCCCCGAAGATCAGTTGCCGGTCGAGTCGGTGGTGTCGTCGACGGCGAGCAGCGGGTTGCGGTGCGCGACGTCGCCGGTCTCCTGGATGGGCAGCCCGGCGTCGAGAGCGGTCGTGCTCTCGTACGGAGCGGTGAACCACTCGGGGCGGCTCTTGGCCACGTTCGCGCCGGAGATCGGGTAGGTCACCGGGGCGACGCTGGTCTGGGCACGGGCGGCCGCAACCTTGGCAGCGACGTTGGTGAACGAGGTGTTCACGACCGTCAGGTTGTCGAGGACGGCCGGGAGGAAGAGCGGGACGACGCCCTCGGACAGCTGGTCGATGACCCAGCAGTCGTAGGAGAAGTCCTGCACGTACTCCTTGCCCTTGAAGCGGGTGCCACCGTCCTGCTCGCGGCGCTCGCTGAAGTGCTCGTAGGTCTGGATCGCGTTCTTGTACGCGGCCAGCGCCACGACCTGGCGGAGCGTGCGGCCCGCGGTGGCCGACGTGGCGACCGGGTCGACGACCAGGTTGACGTCGGTGTAGACCTTGGGCAGGAACTCCGGGTGGATCTTGTGGAGCTTCCACGAGCCCTTGAGCGTGCCGAGGTAGCCGGCCGCGTTGGCCCCGGAAATGTCGCCGTTCTTCAGCAGGTCGAAGGCGGACTCGGTTCCCGCACCCTTCTCGATGAGCGCGTTGATGAAGACGAGCTCGAGGGCGGAGGTGACGAGCAGGAAGCGCTCGTTGTTGCCGAAGTTGCTGTCGAACCAGTTGTCGCTGAAGAGCAGGGTCAGCGCGTCGAGCGAGGCCAGCGGGTCGGCGTCGTCGAGGTACATCCCCTTGATCGTGGCGAACGAGGGCTGGATCTCGTTGTCGTAGTCCTCGCCGGGCTCGGCGATCCACTTGTAGTCCGCCGCGTTGCCGGTGTTGGAGATCCGGTAGGCGTCGGCGTTGACCGGGCCGACGGTGTCCGCGGCGGTGCGCGCCACCATCTTGCCGGTCATGTGGCCCTGGACCGCCGCGAGGAGGCAGTACTTGTCGTGGTCGCGGAGCACCGTGGTCTGCATCTTGCGACCGGTGTACTCCTGCACGATGTTCTTGATCGGCGAGTAGCGGAGCTGCTCGTCGAACACCGTGAAGCCGAAGCTGCGGTGCCGCGACATGGAGTAGGTGCGCCACTCGATGGGCGGGATGCCGTTCTTCCACTCGCCGGTGAACTCCGAGCCGGAGTAGTGGTCGGCACCGATGCGGCCGATCTCGGCGTCGACGATGTAGTCGTCGACCCGGATGTCGGGCACGCGGATGGACCGGGCGTTGGGGTTGGGCTTGATCTCGTTGCCGGTGAACATGCCGGCCACCGGGCTCGAGATACGCAGGTACGTGGCCAGAGCGACCTGGTAGTCGGTCAGGCTGTCCTTGCGGACGGGAGCGACCATGTCGCATTCCTCCTGTTGCTGTCGTGTGCCTGAACGTCAGGCGCTGGCAGGCAGGACAGTAGGCGCGGGCGGAGGACCCTGTGGCGCAGCCTCACCGGAACTATTCTGTTCTCCCGCATAAGGCCCCTGATGGGCACCTAAACGGTCCATAATCGCTGAGATTGCTTCGCCCTGAGTACGCAGTTGTTCGCTCAGACCGACCAGAGCCTGAGCAGTCAGCTCGCGCTCTTCCTCGAGCTCAGGTGATGCGAGCTTGGCCTCGAGCTCGGCGATGCGGAGGTCTCGCTCGTCGACCTCCTCCTCGGTCCGCTTGCCCGACCAGAGGTCACGGATGGCCAGTGCGTCGGCCGCGCCGGACAGCTCGATCTGCTTCTCGATGATGTAGCTCATCGCCATCGCAGCCTGCCGGATGATCTGCTGGTCGCCGCTGTTGGCGAGCGCCGGCATGGCCTGGCTGAGCGGGATGAACAGCTCGTTGAGGACTCGCAGTTGCTTCTCGTCCTCCATCTCCGTCAGGCTGCCAGGTACACATCGCACCCAGTACTCCACGGCGAGCTCGTCGAAGTCGATGTCGACGTGCCCGTCCTTGTCGATGAGCTTCTCGTCGAGTCCGGCCTTCAGCAACTTCATACGAGCTTCGGCGGTCAGCGTGACCTTCTTGATCGCACGCAGTTCCTGGAAGTAGATCGTCAGCGCGTAGGAGCAGTAGTGACTGAAGAAGCCCTCGATCGCCTTCTGGTAGTTGTTCGTGGTGATGTCCACCATCGTCTGCTGAGCCTCGACGCCCTGCGGCGTGGCGCTCATGCCGCTGCCCGCCTGTGTCGCCATCTGCTGGTCCGCCGTCCCGAGCAGGTTCACCATCGAACCGAGGTTCTGCTGGGAGATCGTGCCGTACTGCAGGAGTGTCTGCGTGTTCACCTCGAACGCCTCGACCTTGGCGTTCGGGTTGCTGATCTGGGTGTACTTGCCGGGGCTGAGGTTGGGGATCGCGTTGGCCGCGCCGTAGCCGATGATGCTCGGGTTGATGTTGCGGTACCAGAGCTTCATGGCGCCGTTCAGCATCAGGTCCTGGAAGTCCTGGCGGCCGACCATCAGCTCCACCTGCGACTTGCCGAGCGGCTGCTGCGCGTCCTTCTCGAGGACGAGGAAGAAGACCGGGTGCTTCTTCAGGGGGTGCTTGTTCTTCTCGATGCGCAGGAGCAGCTTGGTGGTTGCATGGAACGTCAGGAAGTGCTCACCGCTCGACGAGTACCAGGTGATGATCTCGTAGCCCTCGGGGATCTGCCGGTGCTTGGCGGTCTGGTGATCGACCGACTGGCGCTCCCGCGTCCCCGGGTTGGACTTGAGCAGCTCACGTAGCGCCTGGTGGTCCCAGCCATGGGCCTTGTCGCGGATCAACGCCGCGACGTCGCCCTTGGACAGGTAGCGCCGCACGAAGACGTAGGTGGCGTCCCGCACGTCCTTCACGCCCGGCTCGGGGAAGACGTCACGGTAGTGGATCGCGTCGTACTTCACGTACCAGGAGCCGGCCGCGTCCTGCAGCAGCGCGGGCACGACGGCGTCGTAGCCCAGCGTGAGCGCGCTCTTCGTCGAGGCGAAGAGGTTCTGCTGCATGTCGTTGGAGTACTGGTCGGAGCCGATGATCCTGCTGAGCAGGATGTGCCTGGCGAACAGCCCCTGGACGGAGTCGTCGTTGAACTTGCAGATGACCTCCACGTTCGGGGTGTTCTGCACCAGGTTGCGCGCCGTACGACGGATCAGACCCGCGGTCTCGCCCGAGGAGACGTTGGGCAGGTCCGGCTTCGGGCTGATGACCTCACCGTCGGCCAGCTTCTCCAGCTTGTCGTAGTTGTGGACCCGCGCGTCCATCTCCCGCTTGGAGTTGGTGTAGAGCCGGTTCAGCATGTCGGCCTTGGGTCCGAGACCCCGGTACTCCATGCACCCGTCTCGGCCGCCGGTGGCGTCGTAGTCGACGTACCACTGAGCGAACTCGGTCAACGGCTCGTGCTCCTGCATCACTGCCACTGGTTCAGCCTTCCTCGCTCAGACCAGACTCGCTCGCGCCGTACGTCGGCCCGGCGAAGGATGGGGTTGCTCGTGTTGATGAACGGGATGTCGTTGCCGTAGGGCGTCTGGCCGTTCGGCAGGCCGTACATCCGGGTGAAGTTCGGGTAGCCCGTCGAGCCGCCACCGCTGCTGTAGCTGCGCCGCTTGTAGGGGGTGTAACCGCGCTTCTTGTACGGGGTGTAGCCGAAGTCCTTCCAGCCACTCCCGCCTCCGTCCGTGCCCTCCGCGTACTTCGCGGCCTCGGTGAACGCCTTGGGCTCATCCTCCGGTGGCTTGAGCTGTCCCTGGTCCTCGACACGCTCGAGAGCCATGAGTCCGGTGTTGATGCCGTGGACGTTGTCGACGACGTTGCCGCGGCTGTCGCGCGTCAGGCCGCCACCGGGCGGACGGATGGGAGTGGTCGGCAGCGGGATGCCGAGTGCCTGCAGCAGGTTCTGCCGCTCGAACGGTGTGGCCCACGGCCGCCCGTCCGGACCCATCACGAACGTGGTGTTGAGCTGGTTGTAGGTGACCTTGCCGGTCCAGGGGATCTCGTCGGTCCACAACAGGTCGCGCAGGCCGGTAGCGTTCGGGTCCTCGTAGGTGTTGCCGTACCAGATGCGCCGGGCTCGGATCTTCGCCACCCGCTCGGTCAGGCCCATGCCCAGGCCCTCGCGCACGAGCTCGTCGGTCCACTCCTCCTGGATCTGCTGCCGCATCGGCACGGAGATGTGGACGCCGGCCAGGCTCGGGTGGTCGAGCTCGATCATGCCCTTGGCCAGCGAGGTCAGCACGCCGCGGGCGCCGTCCTTGGAGAGGATCTCTCGGCCGTCCGCGTCGAGCAGCGTCATCCCGCCGACCTTGCCGGGCCCGTTGTTCTGCGCCACCAGCACCTTGGCGCGGGCGGTGACGTCTTCGCCGGACCAGAAGGCGTCCTCGGGCTTCATCGCCCACACCATCTGCTCGGCCTCGTACTGGCTGAGGTTGGCGAAGGAGGCGTCCGGTCCGCCGGCCGCGGTGATCTTCCCGTGCAGCGCAGCCATGATGACGGCCTCGTCGTACGCCTGGCCCTTCTCCGGCAGGGTGATCGACTTCTGCGCGGGCACCATGTTCTGCCGGAAGTAGGAGCTGTCGAGGTCGGGCTGCCCGGTGAACAGCGACAGCAGCACGGCGGCACCGAGGTTGTTCTCTGCATACTGATGCAGGTAGGCGTCGACCGCGCCACGCTCCACGTATGACACGACCGGCTCGCCCGTCCGCGGGTCGATGGTCTGCTCGAGCGCGGTCGAGGGGATCGGCGCGCCGGTCTTCGGATCGCGGATGATCTCGCCGCGCTTGTTGACGTCCGGCTGCTCCCATGGGTTGCGGTCGTAGTCGTCGAATCCGTTGCGGATGGCGTTGACGAAGGAGTTCTCCAGCAGCGCCTTCTCGTAGACGCCGGCCACGGTGATGATGAACTTCTGCTCCAGGGCCTGGCCCTCGGCGTCGTTGACGGCCTTGCCGTCGACCTCGCGGGCCGACTGGGTCAGCAGCTCGGCCGTCATCTGTGCTTCGTTCCACACCCGGGAGATCGAGTTCGGCATGACCGAGAAGGCGTCGGAGAAGCCCCAGCCGATCTGCCGGACGTCGCCGGTGTTGAGGAAGCGCTCGATGCCAGCGACCGGCGACATGAACTGCCGGAAGATCCAATGCGGCTGGGCGACCTTGCGCTCGCCGTCGGGCCCGATCTCGTCGCCCACCTTGAGCAGCGACTCGAGGCCGTCCGGCATCCAGTCCAGGAACTGGGCGTCGGCGTAGCGGAAGTCGTTCTCCACCCGGCGCGGGTCGTAGTAGTACGGCGTGCCGAGGTAGGTGGCCAGCCGACGCCGGCGCTTCGTCTCCTCGTCCTCGCCGGAGAGACCAAGCCCGCCGGCCAGCATGCCGAAGGCCAGCAGCCCGGTCTGGGTGACCGCACCGCGGACGAACGGCCGGAACAGGTTGGCGCCCTCGAGCACGTCGGTCATGTCGAGGCGGTCCATGTTCTGGACGTACGGCTTGCCGGACATCAGCGACTTCATCCGGCCGAGCGCCGAGCTCTCCCTCTGGTCCAGGCTCATCGCCAGCATCTGGTCGATGCCGCCGAGGCCGGTCATGGCGATGAGCGCGTTGGCGTTGAAGCGGGTGAACAGGAGCGGGATCTTCAGCAGGTTGCCCGCCGCGTTGAAGGCGAACTTGTCGTTGATCGTGAGGGAGTCGATGACGCCCATGATCGACTTGCTCAGCGTCGTGGCCTTGATGCTTCGGACCTGGGCGATACGGTTCATGCCCGCGCGGTGCGGGTTGAACACGTCGGTGCGGAAGTTCTTCTCCAGCCACAGGCTGTCGAGGTTGAGCTCGCGGACCATCACGTCGAACGGCACCACGTTGTCGGTCTCGCGCAGGTACTCGAAGACCGACTCGAGGTAGCGCTTGGCCATCGACTTCGACGTCATGCCGAAGTGCGGGTCGCTGGTCATCCGGGCCGACCAGGACGCGAAGTCCTCGAGCTTCTTGCCCAGCGTCTTGCGACCGGCCGCGATGTAGTTGCGGTACATCATCTCGTCGACGATCGCGGCGTTGAAGGCGTCGTCGTTGCCCATGTTGTGGGCGAGACGGTCGATCTCCCGCAGCTGCTCGACGGAGTACACCGGCACCAGGCCGACCTTCTCCTGCGCCTTCGACATCGCGGTGCCGAGCACCGACGTCGAGGTGCCGGTGGCCAGGTTGGTGATCGTCTCGATCTTGTTGCGGAAGTAGACCTCGAAGATGGCCGAGACCCACAGTGCCGGGTTCAGCAGTCGGATGCCGATAGACAGGTTGGCGATGTTGTTGAAGAAGTTGTGGGTGTCACGCTGGCTCTGCAGGTACCAGGAGCCCTGGTCGCGGAACGACTTCAGCGACTGCGGCTGCTGCTTCGGCATCTTCTTGGTGGCACGCCACTGCACGTGCTTCTCGATCCGCTTCGCCAGCTCGGCGTCCGGGGTGGTGGCCGCGGACTCCCGGGTGAACGTGGCCGACTGACCGGTGATCGCGTCGAGGGTGGCGCGCATCGTCTCGAAGATGATGGGCTGCGTGAGCCGCGCCTCCTCGCGCGGGTCGAGGCTGGCGAAGAAGGAGTTGGTCTCGGGGTCCAGCAGCTTCATCTCACGCAGCTGGTCGACCGCGACGTGAGTCACACCGTTGTCCTCCGAGGCGGACTGCCACGTGTGCATGAAGCCGTTCATGTCCTGGGCGAACGTGGAATCGAAGAGCGCCTTGCCCTCCATCACCTGACCGAAGGACGCCTCCACCCACTCGCGCCAGTTCTTGGCGACCAGCATCTTCTTGCCGGTGCCCAGCCGCGGAGCCCAGCCATTGGGCCTGCCCTGGTTGGCCTCGAAGACCGCCGCCATCAGGGAGTGGTGCGGCACCGGCACGACGCCGGCGTACGTCGGGACCATGTTGTCGTTGACGTTGTCGAGGATGATCGAGGCCGCCTGCAGGGCCACCGCCGGGCTGACCTTGCCGACGTACTCCGGCTGACCCTCGCGGCTCTCCGGCAGGCCGAACAGCTGGCGCACCAGGTAGTCAACCTCGACGCGGTAGTCCTCGGCCAGGTCGCCGAACAGCTTGGTGAGGATCTGGTCCTGCACCTTGCGGTAGGCGGAGAGCTCGCCCTCGGTCCAGTCCGCGGTGTCGATCGGCTTGAGGTACGACGCCATCTTGGCCGCCGACTCCTTGATCTCCAGGCGCTGCAGCCGGGTGCGCTTGCGCCACGGGTTGAAGGTCGGGTCGGCCGAGGAAGTCGGGACGTTGCGGAGCATGCGCCAGAAGCCGCCGTCCTCGTCCATGTCGGCCAGGCCCTCACGCTCGAACAGCACCTGCTCGACACGGGAGGCCCGCTCGACAGCGGTCCGCATGCCCAGCGTCTCGTAGCCGACGAAGGCGACGTGCTGGCTCGCGCCCTGGCGGGAGGACCGGACACCGGCCTGCACGTAGTTCACCGCGTTCTCATCCGCCGGGTACTCCAGCGAGATCTGCAGCTTGCCGGGCACGTACTCCGACTGGCCGGTGAGCGGGTGCTTCATCTCGATGAGGAAGTCCCAGTTCGGCGCCAGGATGTACGGCCGGCTCCCGTCCGGGCGGCGGGGCATCCGGGCGTTGATCCGGTCATTGAGCATCTCGCGGAGCTCGGGGTGGCCGAAGTCGTTGAGGCTGGCGGTGAAGATGTTGGGCATCAGCTGGACCTGCGCGCCGGAGTCGAGCCGGTCCAGTGTGAGCAGGCCCGAGGACCGGGCGATCTGGTCGACGTCGACCCGGTCGGCCATCAGCGCGGCCAGGAAGACGTGACCGAGTCGCTGGTTCGGCGTCGGCTTGGCGAACGGGTCGTCCAGGTTCGGGGCGGAGAGCCCGAGCTCCTCGGCCAGCACGCTGATCTGCGGGCCGACGACGGCGAGGAAGGACTCCTCGCTCAGCAGCCGCGCGATCTGCGTGGCGGTGAGGCCGTGGTCGACGCTCGCCCACCGGTCGAGGAAGGTGCGCACCGTGTCCCAGTCCGCCTCGAGCTGGTCGGCCGCGCGACCGGCACCGAGGAAGAACTCGACCAGGTCGGGACGGAAGTCGATGCCCGCCAGCGCGAACGCCCAGCCGAAGTCGCCCACCGCGCCGGTGATGGCCTGCTTCGACTCCGGCGACTTCTGGCTGGAGAAGGAGTTCACCCGCAGCCCGTTGGCGCTCATGTCCTCGTCCGGACCGGCCAGGTCGTTCGGCATCGGGGAGCGCACGGTCTTCCAGCCGTCAGCCTCGACGACCGCCTTGCCGTAGCGTGACAGGTCGTACTTCACCCGCACGCTCATGCCGGCCAGCGGGTCGGGGTCGAGCGACTCGATGGTGGCCGGAGGCTTCGTGGTCCACGCCTGCTGCAGCTCGTCGGTGGCGATGGCGATGCGGCCCGGTGCCTTCCCAGGGTCGTTCGGGTCCAGCGGCTCGGCCAGCTGTGCCTTGAGCTTGTGCCCCTTCGGGATCTGGAAGCCGACCCGGACCAGGAAGATCGAGCCGTCGGCGGCCACGGTCGGGATGAGGTCGCCGATCATCAGCTCCTGGCCGACGGTCAGCGGGTCCTTGTTCGCCTCGAGCAGCGACTGCAGCCGGTCCATCGCCGCGTCGAGGGAGCGGATGCCGAACTCCTCAACGCCGTTCTCGTTGCGGTAGACCGGGACGTCGACCGGGTCGCCACCGAGACGCTTGAGGTGCGCGCGGCCCGCGGGACTGCGGAGCAGCTCGAGCAGCTGGGTCCGGACACCGGTCTGCTGGTCGTTGGGGCCGAGGCCCTTGACCGGGCGGCCGAACATCGTGCCGATCTGCGTCGGCAGCAGCGTGACGCTCTCGCCCCGCCACACCGGCTGCCCGGGTCGCAGGTCCCAGAACGTGGCGTTCTCGGAGCTGCCGTAGCTGGAGTACCGGTCGGAGTTGTGGGTGAGGATCAGCGAATCGCCGGAGAAGACGCGGCTCGTGGTCAGCGAGGAGTCCAGGGCCAGCTGCGACAGGTGCATCATCGTGTCGGGCTGAGCCGGCGCGAAGAAGTGCGCGGACTCTGCCATCCGGGTGTAGCCCTCGCTGCCCTCGTTGAGGTGGCTGGCCAGGTCGGCGCGCAGCTTCTGTTCGCCCTTGGACCCGGCCAGCACGATCGTGGCCCCGGTGCGGGTGTAGGTGCGCAGCACGTCGACGGCCTGGTCGTAGGCGAGCTCGTAGTTGCCGCGGGTGTGGTCGACGAAGGTGTCGAGGTCGACGACCACGATGTCCTCGTACGTGGGCCACGACGCCTCGGGCTTGCCGGAGAAGCCGTCGGTCTCCCGGATGGTGGTGTCGGAGAGCACGCCCCGCGTGGGGTCAGCGCTCTGGCCCTGCAGGTGCTGCCACACCACCGAGGATGGGTTGACCGAGGTCAGCGCGTCCAGCTTCGAGGCGAGCACCTCGGAGAGCCGGAGCTCGCGCAGGTCGCGCAGCTCGGCGAACGGGACGCCCAGCTTGGTGAACAGCGTGGCCAGGCCCTCGACGCCGAGCATGTCGCGCAGCGCCCGGATGTTCTGGTCGTTGATCGGCGCGGTGGCGAAGCCGGTGTCACGGCGACGATTGAAGACCTGGAACTGGCCGCCGCGGTACCGCTCGATGGCCGCCTCGTACCGGGTGTTCTGGCCGGAGTCCTTGTCACCGGACCACTGCACGTTCATCAGCGGGAGCCGACCGGCGAAGCCGCTCTCGCGCATGGTCGCGGTCTCGCCCAGCCGGGTCAGGCCGCGCTCGGCCAGGTACTCCGTGGTGAGCGCGGGGAAGATGTCGAGGTCGGACAGGTTGAGCGTCTGCCGGGACACGACACCAGGCAGCCCCTTGTTGCCGGGCTCGCCGAGCAGCGTCTGCGCCTGGGAGTCCGACAGCGACACCAGGGCCGCGCCGGTCAGCGGGAAGTCGGGGCTGGACAGTGGCTGGCCGCCGTTGAGGGTCTGCCACTCGATGGCCTTGCCCGCCCACCACACCTCCTTCTCACCAGCGGCGTTGGTGCCGACCACGACGTGGCGCTGCAGCATCAGCTTGTAGAGGCTGTTCGCGTCACCGGCCAGCGGCTGGCCGACGTCGTAGGTCTTGGCCCACAGGTGCATGGCCTTGCCGCGCAGCACACCGGCGACCGAGTGGCTGGCCTCGAGCTGCTCGGCCACGTCCAGGCCCGGGATCGGCGTGGCCTTGTAACCGGCGCCGCCCTTGGTCGCCATGTTCAGCGGGTTCTGCTGCGCCTCCTTGCTGATCGCGCCGGGCGCGAAGAACAGCTCGGCAACCAGGCCCGGCGTGGTGCCGGTGTCCTGCTCGCGGCCGACACCCTCGAAGTAGACGTTGTTCGCCCACTGGCGGGAGAAGGGCTGCGTGTCCTGGTCGAAGTAGGAGATCTCCACCTGCGCGGGACCGACCGCCTGGCCGGAGTCGAAGGCGTCTGCGATCGCCTTGTCGATCCGCGACAGGGTGATGATCTTGTACGGCGACGCGGCCACCGACTCCTCACCCAGCCACGACAGGCCCACCTGCGGCAGCAGGTCGATCTCGTTGCCCGCGGCGTCGCGCAGGACGACGGAGGCGGCGAAGTGGTTGTTCAGCTTGAAGAACGAGTCGTCGAGCCGGGCCATGTCGCCGTCGGCGTCGACGGCCAGCGCGGTGGTGGTGAGCATCTCCGGGCCGGGGAGCGCGAAGGTGCGGCGGCCGGCGCCCACGTAGGCCGCGGCCTCCTTCGGCAGATCGCCGCCGACTGGGATGGCCAGGCCGACCGATGCCGAGTCCAGCACCTGCTGCGCCTTCATCGAGGCCGGGACGACCAGCTCGGTCCAGTGCCCGAGCTTCTTCTCGTTGAGTAGTCCGGTCTCGATGGTGCGCGCGACGTCAGCCGCGGTGAAGTCCGGCAGCCATCCGGCCCGCGAGGCGATGCGGTCGGCGGCGGCAAGCACCTGGGTGTTGAAGAAGCCGTCGAGGAGGTAGGACCAGCTCGCGTCGTAGTAACGGCGAATCCGTTCGCCCGCCTCACCCAGCACCAGCGGGGAGAGCTTGATGCCGGAGCCGGCGCGCGAGGAGAGCTCGGCGATGTAGATGGTCGCGGCCCACAGCCCGAGCTCGGTCCACTCCTCGGTGTCGAAGACGTCGGGGTCGCTGAGCGCGTAGGCGTCGTTGGCTAGCACAGTGTTGAGCCGCTGGATCAGGTGGTACGGGCCCTGGTACTTGTCGACTCGGTTGCCCGAGCCGAGCAGCCGGAGGATCGCGCCCTTGCGGTCGGTGTCGATGGCCGGGTCGCCCGACATCGTGTACATGTTGATGGCCGAGGCGACCAGGTCGTCGGAGCCGATGACGGCCATCCGCTGCAGCTGGTCCTCGAGCCGGGCCATCCACTGGACCTGGAGCTCCTGGAGGCGGGTGACCTCGGCGGTGTCGCCGTTGGTCAGCGCCGTCTCGATCTGCGTGTCCAGCTTCTCCACCTGCCGGCGCAGCACGTCGGCGTAGGCGTCGAGGATCGCGGCGTCGTCGACGGCCTTCTCCGCGGTGGTGGCCAGCTTGGAGACCAGCTCGGAGTTGTCACGTATCAGGCGGGCCTTCAGCGTCTCCTTGACGATGGAGACCATCTCCTGCGCCAGGCGCGGATCCTTGCCGTGCAGGGCGGTGACCTGCTGCAACGCGGTGGCCACGTCGACCACCAGGCTGTCGCGCACCTGCTTGCGGTTGGCCCGCTCGAAGCCGGGACGGTGGGTGTAGGCGACGACGAACTCGTTGATGATCTGCTGGATCGGGAAGTACGCCTTGGCCTGCTCCTCGTCCGAACCGGTGATCGCCGTGTGCCGCACCGCGGCCTCGACCATCGAGATGTACTTGTGGGCCTGGGCCACGCTGAGCGGGCGGCCGCGCGGGTTGAAGAGGTCGCCGAAGTTCGCCTCCTCGAGCATCGACTTCAACCCGACGTCACCGACGTGGAGGTAGGTCGACAGCGAGCCGGCGGCGTTCACGTCACGCGCGGTGGGGAACAGCACCTGCTTGGCGAAGGCGTTCAGCGCCGGGTCGGCCAGCGCGATCGCAGCACCGCGCACCGTGGTGAAGTCCACGATCAGCGAGGCGCCGTCGGGCAGGCCGACACGCACCGGGCCCTCGGCCAGCTTCGTCGGGTTGGAGAGCACGTCCTCGACGTCGAGGGTCGTCAGCGCGTCGACGCTCTGGAACACCGACTGCTTGACGCCGAACTCGTCGGTCGTCACCAGCGCCTCGCCGAACGGGGCGATGGCCGGGTCCGCGGTGCCCTTGTCGTGCATGCGGATGATGCCGTCCTGCACCTTCTCGGTGAAGCGGTCGCGGACCGCAGGGCCTAGGTGGTCGCTCATCCAGCCGCGGTTGGCAATGCTCATCTCGAGCAGCTTGTGGTACTTGCTGGCCTGGTCACGGTCGACGGTGTTGTCGTCGTCGTAGGCCAGGATCGCCTTGAGCAGGGTGCGCTCGGTGGCGTGCTGGGTGGCGAACTTCGCCATCGCCGTCGACAGCACGCCGGTCCGGTCGGCGAACGCGGTGATCGCCTCACGCTGCAGGGTGCCGGGCAGGTTCGTCGACCACACGTCGCGCGGGTCGGCCTCGTAGGCCGCCACGTCGTCGACGAACGCCAGCAGCTCGGCACGGTCGCCGCGCCAGGCCGGGTCGTTGTTCAGCTGCTCCTCGAGCGCCTCGACGCTGGGCGCCGACTTCATCGCCATGATGAGGCGGTCGAGCTCGATGCCGTCGGGCTGGGCGGCCAGATGGGCGAAGGTCTGCAACATCCGCGACTTGATCTTGTGGTACGAGCGCGGGTGCTCGTGGCTCTTGCCCTTCTCGCGGCCGGTGCCCTCGCCGTCGAGGTCGATGTTGCCGCCGAGGACGTTCCACTCCGCGATGCGGACGTTGACCACGTAGGTGACCGCCGCCTTGTCAGCCGGCATCACCAGCATCTCCTCGACCCACCGGGCCGCGACCGGTCGGCCGTCGACGACCGCGAACGCGCCGAGCTTGGCCGCGTCCGGGATCAGGTCGGAGATCAGCCGGGCCACCTGCGGGTTGGTGTCCAGCATGGCGCGCAGCACGTCGATGTCGGCGGTGCTGCCCAGCGTCTCGCCGTTGAGGTCGCGGAACTCCTCGAGCATCGAGCGCAGGTTGTTGATGCCGGTCTTGAACGCGGTCAGCGTCCGCTCGTTGTCCTCGCGGAGCCGGCGGGGCGTGGTGTTCACGCTGGCGGCGATCGCGTCGACCAGGATCTTGTAGGACGACAGGTTGCCGCTGCGGGCGTCCTCGATGGAGTAGGGCGCGTCGCCGACGTGCTCGTGCATCACGTACGGCGCCTTGCGCTTCCAGCGGTACAGCTGGTCCGAGCGGGACTCCGGGGTGCGGTTCGCCAGGTCGGCCACCAGCTGGTTCACCGTCAGGTGCGGGCCCAGGTACTTCGCGGAGTCGCCGAGCAGGTCGTGGACCTGGAAGGAGCCGAAGACCTCCTTGAACGCCAGCAGCGGGGTGACCGACTCGCCCACGTTGGGGTCGCGCCGGGAGAGCCGCTCGAGGCGGCTGATCTTGCGCTGCATCTCCTCGTCGGTGGCCAGCGCGGTGCGGTGCTGCTGCTTCTCGATCTCCACCGACTTGCGCAGCAGCAGCTGCAGCAGGGAGAGCTCGCCGTCGTAGAGGCTGGCCGAACCGGTCTCGTCGACCCGGACGTCGGCCACCTGCATGTTCGCGATCAGCAGCAGCGCCTGCGGGGCGTCCTCGCCGAGCTCGGCCTTCGCCACGTCGGCGATGTCCTGGAGCCAGTAGGCCACTCGCTTCTCGATCGCGTTGCGGCCGCGGACCCGGGCCAGCTCGGACTGGCTCATGTTGGAGCCGAGCTCGGCGTAGAGCCGGACGAAGCGCTCGAACAGCTCGGTGGTCATGTCGCCGCGCGCCATGTCGACCGCGGCCCGGAACACCGAGTAGTGGAGCTTCTGTCCTTCGCGGACTGCGTTGTTGCCCTCGGTCACCAGGTAGGCGGTCTGCCCGTCGGTGATCGCCTCGCGCTGGGCGTTGGCCCGCAGGTACGCCTTGTCCTCGGTCAGGTCCGCGTCGACGTCCTTCGGCGTGAACTCCAGGTCGTGGCTCAGCGCAGCGATGCTGGTGAGGTAGCGGTCCCAGGCCAGCGTGATCCGCTGCTGCAGCCACGGCATCTCCGGCACGTTGCCGTTCGCGGCGGCCGCGGCCCGGAACCCGGCCGGGGAGAGCCGGACCAGCGCGTGGGTCAGGTTCGCGCGCGCGTCGGAGTTGCCGTCGACCAGGTCGGTGCGGAAGTCGGCCAGCACCTGGGTGAGGCCGTCGAGGGGCAGGTGCGCCTTGTACCGGTCGAAGAGCTCGGAGATCAGGCCCTGCACCACGTCCTGGGCGACCGACCACTCGGTGCGCACCGCCGGAGCGTTGAGCCCCTCGGACACCTTGCGGACGAACAACTTCTCGCCGTCCGGCGGGTCGAAGGTGATCGACACGTCATCGGTGATGTTGTCCCCGGCACGGGCGATGTACTGGCTGCCCTGTCGCAGCGCGTCGATCTGGGCCTGGCCCAGACGCGCGAAGTTCACCGACACCTCGGTGTCGCCGTCGTGGTCGGCACCTGGCGCCAGCAGCGTCGACTGGTGCACCTGCATCGTGCCGTGCGCGTTGGCGCGGCTCATCGCCTTGCTCGCCTGCGGCATCACGAACATGAACGAGTCGCCCGAGATCTCCGGGTGGCGGGCCACCAGGATCTCCACGCTGCGGCGGGCCGCCTCGAGGTCGCGGCCGACCAGCGGGTTGCCGACCTCGTCGAACATCTCCGCGCCGGAGAAGGCGTTGCGGATGATCTGGTTGAAGACGTCGATCGCCTGCTCGCGCGCGGCCACGTCGGTGCCGGAGCGGTACTGCTCGTACACCTCCACGAGCCTGCGCCGGAGCTGGTTACCGATCGCAGCAGTCCGCTCGTGCAGCTCGAGCTCGTCGGTCAGCTCGGTCAGCTGCGCCTGGATCTCGGCGGCGCGGTCGCCGTCGGCACGGGCGAGCTCGGCCTGCAGGGTGGCGATCTGTCGCTCGGTGTCCTCGGCGACCGTGGCCATCGCCAGCTGGCTGTTGGTGATGTTCACCAGCGCCTGGTAGATCGACGTCGCGCCCGCGTGGGCCGGGAGCACGTCAGAGTCGAGGAAGACGTTGCCGTCTGCATCGGTGGCGACCACCCGGTCGCCGGTGAGCCCGGCCAGCACCAGCACGTTGTCGCGGTTCGGGTTCGCGTTCGCGTCGTCGCGGGCGAAGAGCGACTGGTTCAGGTCGTCCAGGGCGATCGCGGAGATCGTCGAGGTCTGCGCCTTGTTCAGCGACTGCTTGCGCTGCAGCACGCTCATCGCGTCCGCGAGCTCGCGTGCCTCCTCCGGGGAGGCGATGGCGAGCCGCTTGCGCTGGTCGGCGTCGATCTGCTTCCAGGCGTCCTTGGTCAGCTCCTCACCGTTGCGCAGCTGGTGCAGCGCGTTCGCCCGGGAGAACAGCACCTGGTCGGTGGTCGCCTGCTTCGCCATCGCACCCAAGCCCATGCCCATGCCGGAGGCCGCGCCGTACAGCACCGACTCCGCCACTTGCCACGGGTCGACGTCGGCGGAGAAGGACACCGGCTCGAGGACCGCCTGCACACCCTCCTCCGCGCCCTCGGCCCAGCCGTTGACGATCGCGGCGGAGAACCGGTTGCCACCGGCGGTCTCGAGCGCCGCCCGGTAGAAGTCGTCGTGGCCCGGCTTCGTGCCGAGCGCCACCCGGGACCTCGCCCGCCAGGCGGTGGAGACGTAGCGGATCGCCTCGCTCGGCGCCAGGAGCTCGAGGGTGGGGCGGCGGGAGATCGCGGTGCCCGCGTCGTCGATGCCGAACCGCATCCCCTGGATCGTCTCGTGCCGCACGCTGGGGTCGCGCCACGGCATCAGCTTCTCGCGCGCCTTGGCCGCGGCCCGGCCCACCACCGTCGGCTCGGAGACCCCGAACGCCGCCCTGCTCGCGGCCCCGGCACGGACCACGGCGCCGGCCACCCCGAGCTGGACCACGTCGATGCCGACGTTGCCGATCGCGGCCGCCCACTCCTTGCCGCCCTCGTAGTCGTCGAAGTCGCCGATGCGGTCGTTCCACCCGGCACCGGTGCTCGCCATGAACCCGGCCGAGCCGACCACGTGGCCGCCGGTGCTGGCCATGTAGGCCGCCACCCCCAGCGGGTTGGAGAACTGCAGCACGGCGTCGGCCAGGGAAGCGCCGACGTCGGCCGCGCGCACCGCCTTGCTGGTCGTGCGCTGCCCGTTCTCATCCACCGCGTAGAAGCCCGACTCCCCGTCGCCGCGGTCGGAGTCCGCGAGACCCTGCACCAGGTTGGACGTCGGGGAGATCAGCTTCATCCCGACGCCGGACCACTCCTTGAGCCCGACGCTGAAGGCCTCCATCTCGCCGTACTTCTTCCCGGCGAGGCTGGTGATCTCCTGCGCCCTGGCCATCTGCTCGGAGAGCTGGTCCCGGTTCAGGTACGCCGACCCAGCACCGAACAGGAAGCCGACGCCGCTGCCGACCAGGGTGCCGACACCCGGCACGATGGAGCCGATCCCGGCGCCGACGGCCGTACCACCGGCACCGCCGGCCAGCACCAGCCCGGCCTCGGACTTCCCCTCGAGGATGCCCTCCTGCCGCTCGTCGACGTTGCCCTCGAACTCCACGACCGCGCCGACGTTCTTGGCCCACTCGGTGTTCTGGTCCAGCACCTTGCCGACCTCGTCCGCGAGCCAGCGGTCCCGGTCGGGGTCGGCGAAGATCTTCGCCTTCGTCTCACGGTCCAAGGTGAACTCCGCCATCATCACGTTGGCGGTGCGCTCGTCGAAGTCCTTGTAGACGTTGCCGACCTTCTTGCCCGCGTTGAACACGTCGCCGCGCTCGTAGCCGCGCTCCTCGTCGTCCCACGTCACCACACCCGTGGCGTCGTCGCGCTTGAACCAGTCGGCGAAGAGCTCGGGGTCCTCCTGCTCCTTGGCCTGGGCCTGCATCTCGTCGAACTGGTTGAACGCCTCGGCCATGAAGCCGGTGTCCCAGCCGTTGGAGACGCCCTCCATGTTCGCGCCGGTGTACCAGCTGCGCGCTGCCTCGACCTGGCTGCCGCCCTCGACCGCGTACTGCCCGATCAGGGAGCCGGACTGCGGGCCCGCGCCGGCCGCCACATCGTGTGCCTGCTCGCTCACCTGCTGCAGACCGCGAGGCCCGGCCGGGTTCGAGGCACCAGCCGCGTACTGCCCGATGATGCTCGGCGACTTCGGCTCCCGCTCGGCCACGCTGATCTCCTCGCTGCTGTGGAGCCCGCCGCTCCGAACGTGGGCGAGGCTATCCGCCGTCCGAGGAGTTCCCAGCAACAACACGCGCAACACCGCGGGGGGAAGTTGAGCCCGCCGCACTTAGAACGTCGACGACCTGGCTGACTGCACACCTACGCCAGGCCGACGGCGATCCGGCAGTGTGAAGCAGATCGGTGAACGCCGTTAGGGATGAAGCCCCTGTATTGCCTGTGCCGGAACGGCCAACCGCAGATTCACCCGCTCTGACCTGCGAGAACTGTGACAGGTGCTTCGATTGCGGGAAACTTTTGGGAGAGGTTCCAATATATACAAAAGAAACAAACAACACACATTATACCCCCTATACATATATGTATGTATGTATATAGGTAAGCCTTCCTCCATACATTGATTAGGTTGTGTTGTTTGATTCGGTTTGTGAATTTGGATATGTGGTTCAAGTTCGTTTCCCTACCAGGAGGTCCCTATGTCTTCGCTCATGCCTTACTCCGGCAACGACATGCTCACCCAGCTCGCTGTCTCCAAGCTCATGGTCAACGCAGGTGATCAGGCTCAGCAGATGTCTGTTGTCGGTCTCATCTCGGCCGGCACCATCGAGACCCTGTCTCAGTGTGACGTCCGTACCACCGAGTCCCTCGGTCGCAAGGCTGAGATCATCTCGGGCCTCTCGATCGATGACACCATCAAGCAGCAGCTGCTCACGCAGGCGGTCGCCACCAGCAACGCCTTCTCGCAGCTCCTGCTCAAGGTCGGTGACGCCACTTCGGGGCTCATCCGGTCCTAGCACTTCGTGCAGGGATTGCCTCAAGCCTATGGCTTGGGGCTCTCTCTCTTTTTTGTTCATGCGTTATGCGATGGACGACCATCACGACTAAGACCAACATTGCTTCGTCTAGTCGCGTGACGCTTGCGCTCGGGCTACCGAGCGGCCGGATCCACTAGACGAGTACGCACTACGCATGTTTCTTTTGAGAGAGAGCTCAAGCCTCTTGGCAAGAGCTATCCCTCATCGTTATCTGATCGTGACCATCGCCTCATGTAGACACCCCTGTAGACACCCCTGGGGTGTCTACACGTTTGCGCAGGTCAGAGGCCCTTTTCTGCCCGTGTAGACACGTAGACACCCAGAAACTCCAAGACCTTTGGTCTCTCAGCGGAAGTTTCCAGGTGTCTACGGTGTCTACACGCCGAAAAAGGGGCTCTGACCTGCGGAAACATGTAGACAGGGGGGGGGTGTCTACAGGGTGTCTACATCGCTGAGGGTGTCTACATTTCGTTACCGTTCCGTGACCTCAGACGTGGCCCTCGCGGGCCAGTGCCGGTGTCTCTCCGGCCTCCTGCCGGCGACGTCGGTTCTCCTGGAGCGGGTGGGATCACCGCTCTCGTACTGCTTCAGTGCGCACACACGTCACAGCTGCTGCTGTGTGCCCGATGCTTCGGGCGCTTCGTTGCTACGCGCTGAAAAAGCAAAGACTTTGTGGAAGAAGGAAGGGGGGAAGGAGGAGAGAAGGAGAAGAAGGAGAAGGAGAGATAGTCCGAAAGGACTATGACGTTTGGGCTACCAGACACAACGGATCTACTTAGACTCGACACAGACTCAACAGCAAGGACGCAACCTCATGGCTGAAGACCTGCTTGACGCGCTCGGCCGTAACGTCGACGCGCTCGCCTACGTGGCACTGGTCGTCGTACTGGTGGTGACCACCATCAGCACCGACCGCCGCTACACCAAGGAGCGGCGCCACACCGAGAACCTCGAGCGGCGCATCCGCTCCCTCGTGCTGGTCGTCCGTTTCCAGCAGTCCCTCGTGGACGCCAAGCTGCCCGAGCCGCAGACTGGGACCACCGTCGAAGGCGACGTCGAGATCCTCGACCTCTCCGTCGACGGCCTGATCAGCCGGCTCGGCTACTGCCTCAGCTGTCACAGGCTGAAGGCCCCGTCCCACTTCGACCAGACAGGACACCTGCGTCTCGAGGACGAGAACCTCGGGGCCGACTACGAAAGGCACTGACCATGCCCATGTCACCCTCCACGTTGCGCACCTGTGCGGGCGGCCACGTGGTGAAGAACGCCGACATCGTCGGCATGTCCATGACGGGGATCGGCGGCAGCCTCGAGCTCTTCTGCATCGAGCACGACGGCCTGTTCGGTTCCCGCCTGCTCAGCCTCGGAGACGTCCAGCTCCAGGTGTGACACCCTGACCACTCAAGTCCCAGACCACAGGAGTACGACCATGTCCCTCATCATGCTCAGCATCATCGTCCTCGTCCTCGCGTTCCTCGTTCGTCTCGAGCGGGAACGACAGAGCCGTGCCAAGCACCGCTCCGCCGTGCGCGTCCAGCTGATCCGGCTACGGCTGGCTCAGTACGCGCCCGGCCGATGACGACGGGGTTGCCGGCGTGGCTCACCAGCAAGATCGACCAGCGCATGGCGCTGATCGATGAGCGAGTCACGCCGGTTTCAATCTCCCGCGGGCCCGTCCCGCTGATCGTCACGCCTCTCACCGAACCCGGTGAGAACGCCACCCCGCTCCAGATGGAGCGGTGGGAGCGGACGTGCGACGCCTGCGGGAAGTACTGCCCGTATCCGAAGGAGGACTTCTTCAACGGGCAGGTGCAGCGGACCACGAAGACCGGCATGCTCGTCATCATCTTCTTCGGCGTGTGCAAGGAGCACTCGCATGGGTGACGACGACTTCATGCAGCAGTTCGTCTCGTCGGACTCGCCTTACCTCACCGACGAAGAGACGCGTCAGCTGTTCACCGCGGCTCCTCGTCAGACAGGCAAGGCCTCGGTCACCAACACGTCCGGGCCGTCTAGCACCACCCCAAGCCAGGCGGTTGAGGTCTTCCGTCTCAACCACCTGGACCGACGAGAGATCAACCGCAGCCAGCTGGCCAGGCTTCTCGAGGAACTCGCCAATTCAGGCATCATGCTTTGGACCTCGAACCGTCGCTTCACCTACGCCGCGGTCTACGCAGCAGGCTTCTGGTTCATCACCGGTGAAGGCATCTGGTACGGCAAGAGCAAGTTCACGCCGTACGAGTTCGCCTTCGAGGTGCTCGGCCATCCCGAGGTCACCAGCCTGGCGGTCGGTCTTCGGTTCCAGACCTTGTGGGAGGTGTGACCATGCCCGAGATCATCGTGTGCTGTGTCCAGTGCGGGCACGACCACAACTCACCCAACGGTCCGAGCGGTTGTTGCTCTGAGCACGGCCCGTACCTGTACTACTGCGGTGACTGCCACGAGCGATGGGCTCAGGCCAACCCTGAACAGGTGGCCAAGATCCGCAAGCTCGCAGCCTCTGCTCATCCGAAGCAGTAGGCACACAGACCCCCGGTGGTACGAGCAGCGTCCGTTCGTACCACCGGGCCACCAGTACCAGGACGCAGACAGAAAGGGAACGACATGCCCAAGGGCGACACCATCACCGAGAAGGACGCCAAGTCGGCGAAGCCCGCGAAGAAGCGGACCATCCTCAGCCCGGCCGAGCGTGCGGCAAAGCTGCGCGCCGAGGCCGCGGCGCTCGAGGCCAAGGTCCAGGAGCGGGCCAAGGGCCAGCTCGCGCAGGCGGAGGCCAACGTCGTCACGCTCACCGAGCGACGCGACGCCGCACAGGCCAAGCTCGACGACGCCATCACCATCGTGAACGGCCTCAAGGAGCTGGCCGGCGTCACCGAGGACTCCTCGACCGACGAGTCCTGACCAGACCAGCGCAGCGGGCCCGTCTCCGTGGGGATAGGAGGCGGGCCCGTTGCCTGTTCACAGACAGAAGGGAGTGACCATGACCAACACCACGGTCAAGACGCAGAACACTGCCGCAGGTGTCGCCATCTCTCATATCCGGCGAGACCTCGACGGCGTCAACGGATTCCTCACCGGATCCTGCGTGGCTGCCGATGACCACGGCATGCCGTTCGCCTGGTCGGACATCGACATCTTCATGCCGACCTCGCACACCCTGGTCGCAGCCGCTCAGCGGCTGCTGCTCCAGGGCTACAAGCTCGACGACAGGTTCTCCCGTGTGTGGGAGCGCTGGCTGCGCTACGGCTTCAAGTCGTGGCACACGAACAGCCTGCGCCTGCACAGCCCTGGGGGGGTGGAGACGAACCTCGTCTACAAGCTGACCGAAGGACACGCTACCACCAGCCTGGCCGAGGTCATCGAGTCCTTCGACTTCGGCCTGCTGTGCACCGGCTACGAGCTGGAGTCCGGCACCCGCCGGGACATGCAGAGCTATCTGTTCCCGGGCACGGCGAAGGGCGACGCCCTGCCGATGATGCCGAGCAAGCGGACCAACTGGCGACTCGGATTCATCAGCCAGTACAACGGGCTGCGTGAGTTCGGCCGGTACGCCAAGTACCACACGTACGGCTACGACATGTCGCTCGTCAAGGACGACCTGGCCGAGGGCTACCGGGCGGCGGAGCTGTACCTGTCCGACCACTTCGACATCGAGAAGCAGACGATGGGCCAGATCTACGGGCGCATCGCCGACAACATCGAGGACGACGCGATCGACGAGTTGATCAAGGCCACGCTGAAGATCGACTACAAGGACTCGCTCGACTCCATCATGGAGGCGCTCGAGTGAACATCGTGAACCCTGCGACAGCCGTCGCCATCGGCTCAGTCGTCGGCCTCCTCGGCGGCGTGCTCATCAACCTCGGACTGCGAGGGTTGAGGCGATGATCGTCATACGTCCCTACTCGAAGAAGAAGGAGGAAGCCGATGACCGAGAGCACTGACTCCAACGTCCAGGCGTACGACCCGATCTCGGGGCGGAGGTACAACAGCTGGGATGACCTGGTCACCGACCTCGCGGTCGGCTACGTGGTGATCCTCACCAGCAACCGACCGAACACCGGGGCCCTGGTCTACGGGCCGTACACGCCGGAGCAGTTCGGCAGCTGGGACAAGGCGAAGGCCGCGGCCGAGAAGGCTCGGTCCCGCCTGCGTCAGCGCGTCGTGTACCAAGAGCGACGCAACCACGGCAAGGACATCAAGGTGTCCTCGACCGTTCGCTACCAGTGGAAGGACAAGGCATGACCGAGGACACCCTGTTCGGCCACCCAGTGTCGGACCCTGACGATACGCTCGACAAGCTCGTCGAGTCCGCGTCAGTCCCCGATCTCGCAGCCCTGTTCCAGTCGGCGAAGGATGCCGGCCACATCCAGGCTGTGCAGGAGTACGGCTTCACCAAGGCCTGACTCCGACACCACAACTGAAGATCACGACTCAACTGAATACAACCAACAGACTCTACATAGGAGACAGCATGACGTTCACCACCCGCAACCTGACCGGCGACCGCGTCATGGTCAAGGGCACCGACATCGACGGCGCCGTCGGCGAGACCGTGCTCAACGCCACCCAGTGGCACGAGCTCAAGGCCCGCCAGGACGTCAAGGAGCAGGGCGAGGCCTTCGACCGTGCGGTCGAGGAGTTCTACAAGCCACTGCTCGAGGCGGCCGAGGCGGTCGGCAAGGCGTACGAGCGCCCGACCGACGAGATCGCCGTCGTCGTCCTCGACGAGGGCGAGGAGCACGTCGCCGGCCGCGCGCCGCAGATCGTGCACCTCAACAAGGACAGCGTGGTGCTCCGGATCCTCGAGTCCGGCAACACCGACCGGCTGATCTGGGTCGACGGCGAGCTCGAGGTTCTCGAGATCCTGCCCGGCACCGGCAACACCGGTGTCGTGGCCTCCGGTGCCGAGGTGATCGGCGAGGAGAACATGCCCGCCGAAGACGACCCGTTCGCCTGACCAACGGTTGAGGGGCGGCGGATGTCCCGTCCGCCGCCCCTCTGGGCAAACCACTCAGTCCCTACACAGGAAGGATCGCACATGCTTGAGACTCTGCTCAAGCTGTACACGGCGTACATGGCATTCGATGTCAGGTCGCCGTTGCCACACCTGATCGGCCCGCCTGGGTGCGGCAAGTCCACCACGGTGGAGCTGCTGGCCCGGATGGTCAAGGTCAACCTGCACATCATCAACGTCTCCCGGCTCAGCCCGCTCGAGACCGAGGGCGTGCAGATGCCTCACGGTACGGGCGAGGAGATGGTTCTCAAGATGCTGCCGGCCACGTTCTGGACAGCGCTCAAGGAGGGCGACGTCCTCCTGCTGGACGAGTTCCTCCGCGGATTCCCGGAGGTCTACAACGCGCTGCTCGACATCCTCACCAGCCGCAGGGCTGGGGCGTACCACCTGCCCAAGGTGTTCATCGTCGGCGCCAGCAACACGGCCATCGCCTACGACAAGGCACTCGAGGACAGGCTGCTGCACATCAAGGTCGACGACCCGCGCACCAACAAGAAGGCCAAGCAGAAGATGGCCGACATCATCGTCGACGAGCTGGGCCTGCTGCCCGACATGGCCAAGAGCCAGGAGATGCAGGACTTGCTGGCCACCGAGGTGCTGCCCATGTTCGAGGTGCTCGACGCCTTCGACAAGGGGGGAGCGGCCGCACCCACCATGCTCAAGGGCCAGTCGGTGAGGAAGCTGGTCGGACAGGCGAAGCTGCGCCACGTGCAGAGCGGCAGCCTGGCCGAGCTCATCACCATGAACAACCGTCGTGTGGTCGCGGCTGCCAAGTGGCAGTACATGTTTCTGCTCGACGGCAAGGGTGTCGACGCCAAGTACGTCGCTGCCACCACCAAGCTCCCGGTCGACAAGCTGACTCCTCTGCAGAGGCTCAACCTGCAGATGAACCAGCAGCTGATCCAGGTCGAGGAGATCCGCAACCAGAAGGAAGGAACGACCGTTGACGTCGACGACGCAGACGACATCTTCAACGCTTGACCTCACGCTGTTCGAGGTCAAGCCCGGCCTGAAGTTCCCGGTCTCCACGCTGCGGGCGATGCTGCCCGACGCCGAGACCGTGTTCTTCTTCGGCAAGCTCTACGAGCTGAACCACGTGCAGCTGAGCCAGCTGCTCTACACCGTGCTGCCGCGCACCAGCCTGGTGTCCGCGCTGTCCGACGGTGACCACAGCACCGACCTGCAGGGCTACCTCGGTGAGCTCGTCGACGACATCCACGGGGTGGAGGAGGGTGACATCACCTACGACCCCGACGTGCCGAAGGGGGAGATCCTCCCGGAAGTGTGGAAGCAGCTCGAGGTGGAGGTCGCCCAGTCCATCAAGGACGTAGCGGCCAAGCTGACCGACGTCGTCGGCATGCTGCCCGGCAAGACGGGGCAGATGCACTTCCGCTCGATGATGACGATGAACGCGAAGCGGCCCACCATCG